AATAAAGTTTTTTGAGAATTCTCTCACAACCTTCGTTTAGAATTCTCAGGCGAAGAATGCGAGCTTTTCTCAGTCGCCAATCGACTCAGGAATTGGACTACACTATCGTAGGTACTACTAACTACCCCGGGCTTGTAGCGGGGCGAGGAAGGCTCGGCGATTTTTCGCATATGACCTAAAATTTTTTTAGGTTTTCGTTACGCAATAAAGATGTAATCACATTCTAATCTTGCTGAAATTGCATTTTTTAGACCTCACAGTTAATTTGAAACCTATAATTTTATTTCCAAGAATGTGATTACATTTTTATATTTTAAACTATCCTGATGCAGGTTGGCATCAGGATTTTTTATTACTAATTTTGAAGGCAGGTGAGTTGTTATGAATAAAGATAAGAAAGAAATTGAAGAGCAAGAAAAAAAGTATAAAAAAGAAATGGCATTACTATACGGTGCTATTGCTAAAGACGGCAAGTATCAAAAGACTTCCAATATTGCAAAACTGTTCAAATTATCAGTAAGAAGAATACAGCAACTCACTCAAGAAGGAATACTTCCAACTGAAGAAACTGATGAAGGCAGAAGATATGAACTTTGTCCAACAGTTCAAAGATATTCGGAATATTTATCAAGCAAGGCTTATGGTAAGAGTTCGACAGAGAAAGAAATTCAGTTAAAGCAACAAAAACTTGAAGCAGAAATTGAATTGAAAGAGCTTCAGGGCGATTTTCATAAAATCAAAAATGATATTGCAGCAGGTAGATATATCTCGGTTGAAGATGTTAAAGCTGACTATCGTAAGTTCTTTGTAACATTCAAGAAATTTGCTTTAGGTATTCCAAGCAAGTTATCTACTAGATTATCAAGTGTATGTGACAGTCCATCAGAGATTAGAGCCATAGAGTCAGAATTGAATAATGACATCATTACATTGCTTAGTAATTTCGTAGTTGCCGGTTATTCTGAAGAAGTCACAACACCACAGGGTGGTGATAAAAGTGGCAAAAAGAAAGCCGTCACTAAAAACAAGAAAATTTAAAATTCCAAGATATATTTCAGAATCCTTAAAAGGATTGAAGCCACCTGATAACATCACTGTATCAGAATGGGCATCCAAATACAGAATTCTGGATAGTAAATCTTCTGCAAGACCTGGTCCTTGGCAGAATTCAACAACGCCATATCTTGTAGGAATTATGGACCAGCTTAACAACTACGAAACAGAAGAGATTATTTTTGTTAAGCCAACTCAGGTTGGCGGTACAGAAGCA